TAAAAAAGAAAAGTCAAGAAAACATAGAAGCTCTTAAAATTAGAGGTAGAGAAATATTATCAAAGTATCCAAGCGATATGTCTTTTTATTTTGCAGATGCTCAAGTAAAATCTGAATACATAACTAAAGCTATGGAGGTTATGGGCAAGGAAAAGACTGAAAAAGGAGAAAATAACTTTACTTTAAATAGTGATGATCCCGCTGTGTTTGATCGTGCTGCTCAACTACACACACAGGCTGTTGCTGACGGTATAGTAGAAGCAAGACAAAATGCTAATGCAGCTGAATACATCGGCCTTAATAACGCATCAGACTTTTACCAAGATGTCACTAGGCAAGAATTAAACGACTGGAATTTATCAAATGACATTTTAACCGTAAAGGATATGTTAAGTGCTCCAGAGCTTGATTTAACGGTTACAAAGCCAGTGGAAGATGTTGACGGAAGCAAAGACTCTGAGTTTGAGGTTACAAAGGAAGGAGATGTTGTTGTTGCGACAACAAAATTAGAGAAGACTCAAAAACAAGTTAATCAAGAAAGAACAGGAAATATAGTAAGTAGAATAGAGTCTTTTAACTCTAACTCAGATTTCGCCAACGACTTACCCGCAAAACAATATGCAGAAGTTAAGGAGTTTTTTGAAAACGTTAAAAGCGGAAAAAAAGTTTCTTATGGTAGAATAGAATCTATATTAGACGCTCATGATTTAGCCCTTCAAATAAAATCTAACACTTTTGGGAAAATTAACGTAGGAGCTGATATTAAAGGAGTTTTAAAAGAAGATGGTTCTTTAACCGAGAAGGGTTTAAAGCTTTATAATAGCCTCGCTCAAACAATGTCCGCTGGGATTGGTTTGAATACAATGACTATGGAGGGATTAACCTTGATAAGAGACACTCAAATAGGAGCTCCGTTACATAATTTAATCCAAGAAGGATTAAGATCTAGTGCGGAAGCACAGCAAAAAGCAGGTAATATAAAGTCTGGACACACTAGTTTGTATGAGGCTGAAGTTATTGCTTATAATAAACAAAATGGAACAAACTACAGTAAAGACCCTAGAAGTTCTGTAGATTCATCATATGAAATGTCTATTCTTGGAATGCTTAAAAGAAAGACAGGGGAAAAAACAATGGATGGTCAAGATGTTGAGTTTGCTAGAGCAAAGAAACTAATACTTGAAGAGCTTGCTATAAGAAAAGCTGAATCTGAAGACACTTACAATGCCGTTCAAATAGCTAAAGGAGATAAGAAGGCTGCTATTGATAAATACAAAAAATATAAAGATGTAATTGATAGGTTAGGTGTATCTGAAGCTACTTCTTTTGAAGATGTCTCATCAAAGGCGTTGCCGTTTAATTTAAACGCTATTAACAGGCTTTCAGAATCGATGCCTGGTCAAAAAGCTATTCAAAGAATAAATGATTTTGAAAAACATGAAGCATTTAATTTTGAAGAAGGCTCATACACACCTATATTTATGTCTAAATCAGCAGATGGTATGGGCTTCAATGATTATTTTGGGCCACAGAATTTAGATGGAATTAATACTAATAGCGGTAAAAAAGTTACTAGACCAGAAACTTTAGGAAATGATTTAAGATTAAATCCTGGAATGTATTGGGATAATGTTTATGCTCAATTAAACGGGATGGAGATGGAGATATCTGGTAAGAAAAACTTTCAGACTTTAGAAAACTTATTAAACAATCCAACATTTTTAGATAGCTTTGAAGACGGTGCTTTAAAAGATGCTTTAATTTCAAACTTTAAAAACAGGGCTGATATGTGGAACAGAGAGGTTCGAGGCTCTAACTTAAAAGCAGTAGATGTTGGTGATGCTAAAATTATGGACACGGGAAATAAAGCTATGAATGCCTTGTATGGTACAGTTAGTGCTATTTCTTTAGCAAGACTAACTCAACCAATGAGTCAGTTTATGAGTGCAACTTCAGGTAGTTATCCAATATTAAAAAATAAACAATCAAGAGCTTATTTAAGAAAAAGAGGGTTAAGTTTTTTTGGAGGTGTAGCAGGTTCATTTAACATGAATAACAAGCTTGGGAAAGGTTATAATAAGTTTGTAAATGTTGCGTCTTTAGGTACAATGAGCTTTTTTGATAGTAAAGGAAAACTTGGTAACATATATGATAAGTCAAGAACAGGATTAAGAAATGCCTTAGCTTCTCAATTAGCTATTGACAGAAATCAGTCTATGCCTGCTGAATATTATATAGATGCGCTTAATCTTACAGATAAACAAGGTGAAGCTTTAAATTCTGTAGGTGGTCAATTAACTATAGACAGGGTTCTTGAGACTGTTAACAAGTCTAATTAAATGGCTTTGAATTTTATGTTAGCTAACTCAGATAAAGCTGCGGCAAATATTGCTTTTGAAGCTCATTATTTAGATTATAAACTTTCAAAAGGGGAGACTATAAACGACCTTGATGTTTTTTGGGAAAAAGAAAACGCTAATCCTGATTTAGATGCTATAAAATATGCAGATCAAATTATTGATCGAACAATGCGCCAAAGTGATTCAGCTGGAGAGGCACAGATATATAACAGTGAAAAATCTAAAAACGGAATGAGAATTCTTATGCCTTTTCAAAAATTTATATTAAATGCAAAAGCTGACTTTTCTACTCAGTTAAGTATTCTACAAGATCCTAATATTTCTGAAATTCAAAAGCAAGACGCTAGAAGATTTATGAAAGGTAAAATGAATGAAATAGTTTCTTTTAACGCTATAAAATATGCAGGTAGTGTGGCAACATTAAAAGGGTTGTCAAGCTTATTAGCTTTAGGAATGGATGAGGATGATATTTATGAGAGCGGTGGAATAGATGGAGACATATCAAGACGACTAGGTATTAAGTCAAGTAAAGAAGATCTTGATGCAATGACGGCTACAATTAAAGGAGCAACAAGTCTTGAAGAAAGAAACGCGGCTTTATCTGCTTTATCTGGATTTAGAGAAATGAATGACGTGGTTAAGGGTTTTGAGCAATATGCGATGAATTACGATAAAAAGTTTTCAATTAGTGACAATAAGTCTATTATAAATCAAGTTTTTCAAGATGCTGGATTTACCTTGAATCCTATTCCTACTACTGGTTTTATGAATGATTTAATGGCTTGGGGAGTAAATCACGTCTATGGAGAAGATATTCTTAGAGAATATAGCAGTAGAGATTTAACCTCAGAGGTAATGGACACAGACACATATCTTGATGTTATTGTAAAAAAATCAGGTATGTTAGGTATAGCTTATGAGACTGTTGATAGATTTACCAGTGCAATTAGACTTAGAAAAAAAGGAACGTTTGTAATAAATCAAGGGGACTACAAGAATAAAGAGGCTTATTTGACTGCTCCTACTGATGCAATGAGAGAAAAGTTAGCTAATTCTGTTGACTTTCTATTTCAATTAAGGTGTCATGCTTTAATGAATCCAGTTGCTCCAAGAGCTGATTTAGATAAATATGCAGACAGGCTAGAGAGAACAATTGAAAAGTATTTTACACAATCTACTCCTGATCAAAGAATGCAAAGAGTAATGGGAATGCAAGGGCCTCTACAAGAAGAAGATTAATAGTATTTTTCTTGTATTATTTTTATGACCTCTTGGCAATCTTTTTGGTTTCTAGGCACAAATAGATCGGCTTTAATTTTATTAAGGTGTAGGTGCCTTTTAAATAGCTTCCAGACCATAGGGAATCTTTCATTTGGATTCCCTTTACACTCTATAATATATCTTGGTGGGTTTTGAGTATCTACAAAGTCAGGAGTGTATGTAATTGGTAGTATTTTTTTATTACCTCTATCATGCAAGTATTTTTTTGCAGGTGTTTTTTCATAAGAACATGCGTCAAACATAAATCCATCAATGATTGTGAACTTAGTAGACTCATATCCATTATCTATTTTATTTGCTTTTAACAACAAATACATATGAGACTCAAGCTTGGATTGAAATTGTATTCCGTCAATTTTAACTTTCTTTGATCTGGTTATTTGTTTTCCTTTTTTAAATCTCATCGTCTACGTTTTCTAGATATAAATAATCTTCAAATCCTTCATTGAGTAATTGAACCACTGCTGATACATAACTCTTTGAGTATATTGATTTTTTTGCGTATTCTTTTTTTCTTTTTTTAAGAGTTAGGCTTTCTCCTACTACAATAGCAAACTTTTTAATATCGTTTATGCTTTCCCAGTAACACATCTCATTAAATTTTTGAGAGATTTCTTCTCTTCTTATGATGTATTCTATTGCCATTTTATTATTTACGTTAAGTTCTTTTGAAGCTATAAACACATGGTTATCTTTAAACGCAAGTATTTCTACCTCATCTTCTTTTAGAATATTTACATAAATAAATGAATCAACTAGGTGTTCTTTAATATCTAAGTCTTCATATAGTTCCTTTATGTATTCTAAATGGGTATCTGAAGGCTCTTTGTTTATAAAAATTTTATTCATCTCTCTCATATAACAAATTTAAATAAAAAACCCTCAACAATTTGAGGGCTTTTTGTGAAAACAAAACATAACAGTAAATAAAACTGTTACGGGAGATACGCAAATATACTAAATTATTCTCTTTGAGTTCCATCTTCCCCAAACTCGTAGTTAATAGTTACCAACAGCAAATGAAGTCTTAGCGACCAGTATTGCTCATGTTCATTAGGCTCCCACACTTCATACCCAACTATCATTCCCTCGTGAGGCCATCTAAAGTTTAACGAAAATAAATACCAGCCTTCTTCCATTTTAAAATATATGTGTTAATCTTGCTATTTGACCAAATTCTGGATGATGTAAAAACCCCTCTATTGCTTTTGGCGCATGCTGGTATCCATTTCTATGGTGCCAACTATCTGTTCCAGACGGACTTCTTAAACTTTCTACAGTTACACCCGCATAGTCTTTAGCATTTTTATGATGTACATGATGCGTATAAACATATCTATGTTGTGATTCCGACCACCATTTTTTGGCTTCTACAGCCATAAGTAGAGGTAGGTCGTTGTTTTTAGCACCATCTCCATGAGTTGTACCTATTAAATTAGAGCCGTACTTGTAATATTTTCTATGACTTATACTTGAATCAAATGATACATGTTTACAGTTTCTAAACCAAGTGCTTATTACGTCGGCTAAAAAGAATCCGTTTGTATAGTCGTGATTACTGGGATTGTAAGTTACATGAACATCAGCAATGCCTACCAATTTTTCGATAACCTCTACATAGATAGCTTTTGCTTTTAAAAAGCTCTCATACCACATTCCGTCTGTGTCTTGAGGAGTTCCCGATGTTGTTTGTCTTTTTGGGGTGTCTATGTGTAAAATGTCATTTCCAATAATTAATAGAAATTTATCTATTTCAAAACCAGAGGTCTTATCCAGAATACCTTGAACTCCGTCCCTAACTCTTTGTATGGCTATTTCAGAATCATACTCTTCTCCTGTTTCAAAAGAAGTAGATAGCTTTCCTATATGAACATCAGCAGGATCTATAACTAAAAGATGAGGGTCTTTAGTTTTTTTTCTTTTTATATTAGGATAACTAGGAGAATAAATTTTCATCTCATCGATTATCTGTCTAGAGATATCGTTGTATGAAACTATTGTAGGTCTTACTTGTACTGAATACTCTTTTGTTTTGTCCCAATACTGACTAACACTATTGAAATCAATTCCTCTCTCTTTGCAGTATTCGTATACACCTTGGTGTCTTACTTGATTAAGTTTTTGTTGAGACTCAATATCTATGTAGGCTCTAAAAGTATTTCTTCCTTGCTCGGTTTTCTTTACTTCTAAACCTAACGCTATTGCTTCTTCTTTGTTTAGTCTTACTCTTTTTTTGCTCATGGCTCAGTGTTTTTCTTCAACTCTTTCAAGTCATATATTAATGAATTGATACTGTTTCTAGAGTCTTCAAAATCGCCGTCAGAAACCCCTTCAAACACGTCGTTTAATTTATCGTGTAACTTATTAAAAGTTTTAATAAGGTATGTTTCTCTTTGTTTTAACACCTATTTATCCATTTGCCACAAATAACTTTCTCCTTGTTTTTTATCGATTTTACCAATAGCTCTGTATATAGCTCTAGATTTCTTTTTTGTTTCCAACACTTCTTTTTTTGTTGAGTCTGTTCCTAGTTGTGTGTACATAGAACAATCATGCTCAAGCAGGGTATCTATTTTTCTTTTATCAGACCATGTTTTATATGATAAAACTTTGTCAATTAATTTAGTTACCTTCTCCATCTAATATATTTTTTAAGTTAGGTTTAAAATATTCAGCCCCTTTAATTACTTTACCGTCGGGTCTAAATAGAGGCCTACCTCTTTCCAGCTTACTCATGTTTGATTTATGCACTTCCTCAAAAAGATCATAAAACACATCACTTAACCCGTGTTGTGTAATAAATCCGTAGAGGACGTACATCATATCTACAATAGCATCAGCTATTTCTACTAAATTCTCATTTTCACACGCTTCTTTGTATTCATTTAACTCCTCCAACAACAACTTATACTTTAAGTCGTATTTTTCTTTAGATATAAGAGATGGATTATTGTTTTGTTCTATTTTAAAAGACTTGTTAAACTCCTTAACCATGTCTAGTTTTGAGTCTAATAACTTCCAAAATAAATCTTTTTCAGTAAAAGAGTGAAGCATTTCCTAATTTGTTTGAGGAAATGTATAAAATCCTTCTTGAATATCCAAGAGAAAATCAAAATTTTTTCTGATTTCTTTAACATTTACGTATTTTTTAGTCTTTTCTTGTGTTAAATGAGACAATTGATGCAATATACCTTCGTCAGATAGTATCTCTCTTGTCTTTAAGTCTTTTACAAAACAAACATATATTGAAAAATGAAGTATATCTAATATGTTTTCCATAAACTCTTCATCAGTCATCAAGCAAAATGTTTCATGCATGTTAATAAGGTCAGACTCGTTGTATAAAAATGTTTTATTTCCTATTTTGTATTTTTTCTGCGATTTCATGATATAATTCTATTATTTTTTTTTGCATTTTTTTTTGATCCGTTGTATTGCGATAAAGATCCTTTCCTTTTTTTATCCTACCATCATAATTGATTTCAATTTTAAAATTGTTTTTATCGTATATGATCGGATAAATTTTTATATTTTCCTTTAAGCATATTCCCATGCTTACATTTATATCTTCACTCATTTATCAATGATATTTCTACGTTCTCCCACTTACCGCCTTTCATGTCATAGTCTACTAAGAAATCTATTCTTTTCACCCATCTTTTATTCATTCTATCTTCTACAGTCCACACACCATTCATATTTCCTGCGTTTGTTACCATAACTTTTGCTCCGAACACAAAACCATGCTTCTCTAAATCTCTAGAAACAGCAATCCATCTATGTGAACCAGGTGATTGTGAATTAATTGTTTTCATTGATGCGGTTGTTAAGTAATCTGCATTACATTGTTTTGGGTCTGCATGATAAATTGTTGCCGTAACTAATATTGCTAATAATGTTTTCATATGTCTATTTTATTAAATTCTATATCTAATTCTTTGTTTTTTTGAAAGGGTGTTTTTGCTGAAGATATCCAATTTGTGTTATCCCATCTTGGGCCTCCATCAACCATTTCAGTGTATCTACCATTGTTTACATTCCAAAAGTAATTCACATCGGCTTGGTTCTCTCCAAGATTTGAAAACTTTACTTTTAAAACCTTAACCTTGACAGTTCCTTGCTCGTAATCTCTATGAACAAGCAAACCATGAGGACTCATGTCATAAAACTCTCCTCCACCTTTCACATCATAAAACGTAGGCTCAAAAACCTTTCCTTTATCTGTTTGTGGCTTTGTAGGGTGTGCTACAAGTATTACAATTACATCGTTTTTCTTACAGAAATTATCTATCTTGTTTAAGTAGGCGTTTGTGTAATCATTAATACCAAGCTTAATAGATGATTTATCTTTAACTTTATTGTATGGGTCTATTACTAAGCACCTTATACCCATTCTCTTTACAAGCTCCTCTCCTTTTTGTAAAACTCTTTCTAAGTCATAGCCGTCATCATAGTTTATAAAGAAAAAATTCTTATTGACATGATCAACACACTTTCTCCAGGACAACTCTTTTGTATCTTCATACTCGGGAGTTCTTCCATAGTATTTCCTTACAAGTTTATCAACGTGTAGGTATTGAGGGTAATTTTCTGTTGAAGCATATGCTATCTTCCAATCATACATCATATTATATCCAACACACATTTGGTCAACAAAATCTGATTTACCACTAGATGGAAACCCAGTTACAACCGTAAATTGCTTTGTATATGTTGAAAATATACCATCAAAACTTCTTAATCCAATTTTATAACCATTCTCAACCCCATTCTTATAAAAAGAATCTAAGTCAGAAGCCATGTCGTTAGCCCTTATGACATTTTCTATAGGGCATGGCACTGCATCATCTATGGTTTCCTTTAAGGCTTTTTTACCATACTTAATTAAGTATTCGTTAGCGTCTTTGCAATCTTTAAAGTTTACTAAAAAACATTTATCTGAACCAAATCTTCTGATAAATTCTTTTTTACCATTTTCTCCAGCCTCGTCGGCGTCCAGTGCTAAGTATATTTTTTTCTTATCTTCAAAGTAAAAATAAAAATCAGTTAGGTAATCTAAATTGATTTGACCACTAGAATTAAAACCATTGGGAACACTTATTGTGTTTTTGATACCGCACTCATGATAAGACATTGCATCTATCTCTCCTTCTGTAATTACGCATTCATCTCTACTTATTATTGAATCAATATTGTAGAACGTTTTTTGCGCTCCCTTATACATTTTAAAATTCTTTTTTGCATCTCTATATTTAATATTAATTAGCTTTCCTAAAACATAGTAATTAAAAAATATAGCATTTACTTTTGAGCCTTCTTGTGGCATGTACTCAATTCCATTAGTAACCTTTAAATCTAACACTGTTTTTTCTGATATACCTCTTTTTACAAACCAATCTATAACATTGTTACTTGTTTTGTTTTGAACAACTTGCTGAGGTTTTACATACTCAATTGAATTGCTGTTTTTTTGTAATTTATAGGTATGAAGCTGTAATACTTCTCCGCAATGCTGACAAGTACCCAGTCCCCTCTTCCAATCTAACATTAAACACTCTTGTGTTTTCTTTTTTCTTGAAGAAGAACATACTGGGCATGTAGATTTCTTTTTATTAGTTGGTAATTTGTATTGATTAAATACATCTATTTCAAATTCTGTTTCCACCATAATTATAATATTGTAAAGTCAAACCCTTTCTGATCAAACTTATTTTTATCTATCTCCATTTCTTCTTTAGTCCCGCTTTTAATTGCTTGACCTTTCCATTTCCACCTGCAATCTCCATTACTTGTAGAAATTTTATTAGAGTTGTATCTCATCCAATTTACAAAATGACTTTTTAAATCTCTCATTGTAGATTTATTTTCATCAGTGATAGTAAGAACTTCTTCAAACTTATCAAGAGCAGAATCAATTTTAGATATAGATAAAGAAAAATGCATAGCAGTTGTTTCTTTCCACATAATATCTTTTTTACATTGCTCTATCATTGTTTTATTATTTTCTTTATTTCTTATGTTCTTAATTATCTCTGTCGTCTGCGTGTCATCTGCTTGTCGTCTGCGTGTCGCTTTCTTCTTCTTCTTTACTTCATCAACTTGGTAACTATCATAGTTTAAGACAGTTATCTTTGTGTACTTGTTTGTCGTTTGCGTGTCGATTTCCCCAGTTTTCATTAATCTTTTTAATGAGGTTCTGAGCTGTCTTACGGGTATATTTAGGTCATTGGAAAGCCTGGTTAAAGAGGTTATGTACTCTCCTCTTTTTACAGATTTTCCCATAAACCTACAGTTGTCGTAACAAGCGTTTAAAAGTAAATGTATGAATAAATGTTTGGTGTTGGCGTCTTTATACCATTCCCAATCTAGAATCGACCTGTGAAGCTTTATAAATCCTTTCATTGTTCATTTTGTGTTGCAGAAAAATTAAATGCGATAATTCTTCTATGTTTTTGTTTTCGTAAATCTTTTCGATTAACAAATGAACTAACTCTAAGTATTCAATATTGTCTTCTCCAAAAACTCTGTCAATAATAGACTGAACTTGCTTATCTCTTACTTTAGAAGATTCGTTAATTAAACTTACTGCTTTGTATATTTTGTTTTCTAATTCTTTTATTTCCATTCTATAAGCCTTGTCTACATGCATATAGTCTTTTACATTTTTTACTGAATGTAATACTGTTGCATGATTGTGACTTTTTTTTCTACCCATAGCTTTTGAGAAATCTCCAATTTCCTGCAAACTAGCTCGGGTGTGTCTTGTAGCCATA